TGTCGTACCCGAGGATGTAAGGATCGAGAAACCTGAATTGGCTGTACACGTCCTCTGGACCTTTGGTCACTGGTGTGCCTGTCATGATCCTGCGATACTTGGCTTGTTTGGCAAACTTGTGGATTGTTTTGGTGCGCTTGGCTCCTGGACGTTTGATCCGAGAGCTTTCGTCCACCACCAAAAGAACCTTGTTGCTCAGGAGGATCTTGTTCATCAATGCCACAGCTGTTTGGCTTACAAAAGCCTCAACATTGAATGAAAATATCTTCAGTTCATCTTGCCCAGATAATATGTCGTCAAACTTGGTTTTGTCTCTGGACTTCATCCCCGAATAATAATATGCCGACGAGTGGTTGCACCACTCTGGCATGTGGTCGGGGATCTCTTTGTTGAGCCAGTTGCGGTGCACCCCATTGGGCGCAATGACGACCAACGCAGTTATCTCACCAGAAGCATAAAGATACGCAGCATTGTCGATTATGACTTTGGTTTTGCCTGTGCCCTGCTCCATGAGCAAAGCGAAAGACTCTTTGTCCCGACTCATGTAAAATGCTTTGCGCTGGTGATCGAATGGCTTGGTTTTGAAAAGGAAGTCACCCAGATCTTTCGGAGCTGAAGCCTTTTCTTTGCGAGTCAATTCAGCTTGATGCATTGTCTCAATATAATCGTCTAGGATGGGCGAAGCAGCCTCCGACCACACCGCCCTAGGCCAATGCTTGTTGATGTGGCTTATGTTGGCTCCAGTTGGCGCAAACAACAAGTCCCTGCCAACCCACTTCTTGAATCCTGGCAATGCCGCCAATTTCTGGATAGCATCACCATCTAGCTTGACTTTGGCTAGGCAGAACCTGCCATGAGCTTTGTCTATTTCCATGGTCGTAATTTTGGCCTCACTTTCTTTGGCTTGGTTAGGTTGTCAGAATAGAACACATGGTTCCCTATCGTCATGGCAGGATACATCTCTTCAGCCCAAACAGGCGAAACGCTAGTGGCATGGTAGTGGTAATAATATCCACCCCAATATTTCTCACCAGTCTTGTGATTGAATATGGCATCTTGAGCGAACATTTCTGCATCAGCCCACAAGTCACCGTCTGTCGGAATTCCAGCCCAACCATTGGGGCTGACGAAGCTGAATTGATTAGGTTGCATGACAACGCCACAAATGGTGTCAGGGAAGCGATCAGACTCAACCCTATTCATTATGACCTCAGCAACAGCTCTTTGACCGTTGAGTGGCTCTCCACGAGCCTCGTGATAAAGAGCTAACGACAAGCAAAGTTCCGCAATCATTGTGGTTCCCTCCAAACAAAATAAGTTTTGTAGTCGCCAACATATCTCATCATGTAATAGTTGTGACTGTTCATAGCTGCGAAATATGTCATGTCTTTATATTCCACCACACGCTTTATTCCCTCGCCAATTTTGATTATTTCAGTTGCCCACATGGTTGTCTCCTCGCAGGTTCAACTTGGCCAAAGTCTCCAGAGGATTGTCTAGCATTTCAGCCAGACTAGATCTGTAAGATTCACGGCAAGGATCGCAAATCTCAGAGCCATCAAATGGTGGCTCGTGCAGGTGGAAAGCCTCCCCGCAATTGCAGCAATCATATTCACCCATCGTCTTCTTCCTCATCTGGCTTGCACTTTGGGCATGGGTCACGATACATCACCCAGTGGAAATGCTCTCTGGGTCCACCGCCACAACTCTCCGGACGCTCGTCCTCAATCCAACCATCAACGCAGTTGTCCTCGTCGCATTCGACTTCTCCGGAGCCATTGCAATCCTCACAATCAACCCACTCACCAACAGGCTCCAGCGTCCCACCGAAACGCTGGTACAAAGTCTTTTCAACTTTGCCTTTGTGGCCTGTGTGCTCACACTCTGGGCAGGGGATCATGCCAGCTCCCCCACTTGAATTTTCATTGGACGGTTGACAACGGTCTGCTTCTCGCCATTGTATTCTTCGTGCTTCTTGACGGTTGCTTTGAAGCTGATTGGAAAGCTCTCACCTTCACCAAGCCACTTGCCCATGTATTTGATGGTGTTGCCGTCTTGGGTCTTGATGAGGTAGATGTATGTTGTGCCCCACTGATTCTCACCTCTCCAGACGAGACGTGCTGTGCCTTGGAAGTCTAGGCGATCACCAACTTCCCCGATGAAATTGGAAGCAGCTTTTTCCTCCGCGATTGCTTTGGCTTTGGCGTCGTTCACAACTGTCAACTCAGCGAGCTTCTCAGCAGCCATAGAATTGTCACGCTCGAAGATCACCTCAGTGCGCTTGGGGTTAGGCCAAGACCGCCCAGTTGAATCATCGTAAGAGCGGTGGATCTTGTACATAGCCACCACACCAACAGCGTCAACAACGAATGCTCTGCAGAAGTCACGACTGCGACGACCCCAACCAGTTGTGCCTTGGGCCCATGGGGTTGATCCTGCATACTCAACGATGATCGGAGCTTCAAGGATCACGATGCTCTGGCCAACTGCGGATGGAACGCTGTCATCCCAGTGGCTCTCACCGTCTTTGGCATAAGAGTTGTGGCCCACAACGCGAGCCATATAATTCATTTGGCCAACAGAGGAGAAATATCCACCTTTGTTGACGCAGCCTTTGAGTGACATGTAGAGGTCTTTGTCATGATCAGTCCAACCGATTTGCATTTTTTGTTCCTTTCTCATTTGATAGCTTAGTATCGCTCTTTCCCACCGAAAAGTAAAGAAGAAAGAATTGTTGAAAAACAAGGACCTCTACTTTTTTACTATTTAAATTTATTCACGTCACTGGCCCAAAGCACCAATGAAGCCTTCTCGTTGCCTGAGCTGGCCATCACTCCTGCCCTGACCACACGACCATATTGGTGAGCCTTGGCCAAGGCATTGCTGACCTCGGAGCGGTGGAGCCTGTCTTTTTGATTGGGGTGCGCTTCATAATAAGCCTCATCACATTCCCCTGTCGTCAAGTAATTTTCTTGCGCACGCAGGATGTCGATGATGTTGCTTTGGATCTGGGTGGCACCGTGCTTGGCAACAACAGTTGCGTTGACAGGACGATCGTCTTCTTTGGGCAAAGAAGCAGAAGGCGTTTCAGAGATTTTGACGCAACGCACAGCACGCCAATCAATGCGGCTCGCGTGATTTTCGTAGTTAGGCAAAGCATGCGCCAGAACCTGATCCCCGATGTCGAGGTTGAGGAATTTTCCGATGCGGTTGCCGATGAAAATTGTCTCACCTTCTTGGGTGACGCCAAAACAATTATGCTGCTGCGAGACCGACTCGATCAAGACGTGCAGCTCTTGAGTTTCTTCGATTGGTGTTGTCATTATATTTCTTTCTCAGTTTGAAGTTTAATGAGCAGTTTGAATCCATGCTCAGGGATTGGGCTCAGGCTCCAGAAGCAGCCAGAGGCTCGATCAACCAAGGATCATCCTCAGCGTCGAATTTGGGGTTGGTGACTTCGAACACGTTGTGCACCAACTTGTTTTTGTGCTTGGTCGCGTCCATTGCGATCCACTCACGGTTTTGATTATCGATGGTGGTGAAGTCACGAGTGTCGACCACGAGGAAATGCTTGGTGATCTGGATCACGTAGACTTTGCCAGCCTCAAGTGTCGGCAGGAATTTTGAGAGCTTGGTGCGCTTCTCGAGAGACTTCCACTTGCCGTTCACACCGAACATCCGGCACGCAGCTCTCAGGTTGGAGTTGGTGATGCCTTTTGCGTGGCGTTTGCCGCGCACTAGCTTGGCAGCTTGGTATGCAGGCTCATAGGCCACACCACAAAGAACGGCGATGGCGTATGGGCCACACCATGTGATGCGCTGCTTGCCGACCCAGTCGGTGATCGGGCGTTGAGATGGAGTGTGCTTGTTCATGATAGTGCCTTTCTAAAATTTGAGGGTTGGTTAATATTGTGACAATTCTTGTTCGGTCAGGCTGGCGTAAAACTCAGCAAATTCGTCTTTCAAGTTCCTATCGCCAATGTACTCTTCAAAGCTCTCGACCTCATAACCACAAGCGCGACTTTCGCTCCTGTAATTATAATAAGCCTCCCGCTCCTGCTCTAGGAAGCGCTGGCGCACATGATATTTGATGTGCCTTGCCTTGGCTTTTGCTTCATTGATCGTTGTCACTTGCTGGTTCCTTTCTAAAATTTGAGGAGGTGGTGGGGCCGAAGCCCCACCGTTAGATTATGAGTGAAATTTACGGAGAGAATCCCAGTCATCAGCCAGCGAATATAAGTTGCCCCCATCGTCGGCCGAACGCTGGTCATAAAGATAAACTAAATCAGCAGCGACCAGTGAGCCGAATGTGCCTTCAGCTTCTTTTTGGCCCCAGCCAGCTTCAACGAGATCAGAGGCATCAACCCATGTGAATGGGTCGTCTTGCAAATCAGCAAGGGTTTTGCCGCCCATGTTGCCGAGGCAACTTTTGATAAGAGCAGTCATCGCTCGGGTCTGGTTGTTTGTAAGTTCCATCGTTAGTTCCTTTCTCAAACCGTCAGGGCCTCTCCCTTCCGATAAAGAGAGTATCGTCGTTATTGCCAGAAAAGGCAATCATTATTTTCAATTTTGAGTGAAATAATTTTTCTCTCAACATTTACAACATCTTACGAACCTTTTCAAGATAGATCTTCCTGAACCCATTCTTCAACACACCTTTGAATAAGTACCATTCACCCAGCTTTCCATCCTCCACAATGGGCTTGCCCATCTTTTGGTACTTGAACCTGTCGACTGTGCATATGATTGCGCCAGTGTCATCTTCAGCTGTCACGTTCAACCAAAGGTTATTCCGATCAACTCTGCGACCACCACGTTTGGCCAAGTTGACAGCTTCATTCATATCCCTCAAATTCTTCTCTTTGAGCTTGCCGAAGAAAACGAATGTTCCTGGATTGTCCCCGTCTAGGTCTTGGATGTCTGTTATGGCTGAGCCGATGTTGTGGGCTTTGGGATCTTTCTTGATGTGGCCAAATCTCCTTTCGCACTCAAAAATATCGTCATAGGGTGTCGTGCCTGTGTTCAGCAGGGTTTCTTGCCGTGGGGTCAATGGTTGGGACAGGTTGCGCCTGTTTTCTATGTCTTCTGCCATTTTGGGGCCGATGCCTTTGATCCCTATCAACCCACCGATCAATTCGTTGTCTTGGACTGACCAGTTGGCCTTGGACTTGAATTTGTCGAATGGCTTGTAAGTCAATCCCTCAGACACAACTTCCCTCAACAGCTTGACAGCTTGGTCGTCATCCTTGACATTACGGAGGCAAGCAGCAGCATACTCCAGTGGGAACCTGCTCTTCAAGACACAACACCAATAGCTCACCATCCCGTAAGATATTGCGTGACTGCGGTTGAACGCCCAAGATCCCATCGTGTTGATGTTGTCCCATATTGTTTGCGCGACGTCTTCCGGTATGCCGTTCTCAGCAGCTCCAACCTTGAACTTCTCCCAGAACGTGTCAAAATATTCTTTGCCATAAGACTTGCTCATTGCTTTGCGCAGGAATGAAACATCTTCCCAACTCAGCTTGCCTATCTCCCGACCAATGGTCATGACTTGTTCTTGATAGACCACAACACCATGAGTCACCTTTGTGATTGGCTCTGTCATTGGGTGCATATATTCCGCTGGTGCTGCTCCTATGTGCCGCTTGATAAACTGGCTCGTACCACCGGAGTTGAGTGGTCCAGGACGAGCTAGGGCAGTGATGGCTGCAACGTCCTCAAAGTTGTGCACTTTCATTTGTCTGGTCACACCTTGCAGCGCGTAGCCTTCAAATTGGAATATGCCTGCATATTTCTCATCATTCAATATTGCGAATGCCTTTTTGTCTTCCAGAGGAAACTTTATCAGCTGGTCTCGCACCCAACCAACCTGATCCAAAACGTCCTGCAGGACGGAGAGTGTTCTGAGGCCCAACGCATCAATCTTCAGCAGGTTGAGGTCTTCAGCGTCTTTTTTGTCTATCTGGGCTGCACCAGTCTGCGCACTGACGGAGCAATATTTGCTGACTGGGTCTTCAGTCACCAGAATGCCAGCAGCATGCACACCAACGTGTCGTGCGTGGTTCTCCATCTTTGCCGCAACTTTCATCTGCGGGA